CGTCCTTTGTGGCCTCTACGGTGTAGGAGCCCGTCTCCGTAACGGTAAATACCGCCGTACCCGTGCTCGTCTTTGTCTGTACGGTCGCGCCGTCCTTTTTCAGCGCGACGGACGCGCCGGAGTCCACGGTAACGGTAATCGTCGCAGAGAAGAACGTCAAAGAGACGGCGTAGCTATCCACAACGGATACGCTCGCCGTGTTGGACGTTTGCCCGTTATATGTCGCCTTTACGCTCCATGTACCCGCCTCGGGCAAAGCGAGGACGCACGAGCCGCCGGAGGCCGTTCCCGTTACGGTGAGCGAGCCTTTTGTTGCCGTCACGACTGCGCCCGTTGTAACGGACACCACGAGGGAGAGCTCTACGCCCGGCTTGTTTACCGCATTTGTTTTTCCAATCATTTTTACACCGCCTTTACGCAAGTAATAGATTGCAGAGTGATAGCCGCCGTCGGCTTTGTAGCGGCGTAGATTTTGACCGTCCCGCTCCCAGATAGTGCCACGGGCGCGAAATTGCCGCCCGTGGCCTCCGCAATACCAAAAACGACCTCTGGGACGTGGTTTGCAGTTACGCCCGTACACGCTACCGTAGCGGCGTACGGATAGGCCGCGTATGTGCTGTCGCTCGCCCATGCAGAGGCCGCGACCGATACGGCGGAGAAAATCAATACCTGCGCGTATCCCGCGTGAGAGTGCGCGGCGGCGGCGAAGTCTCCGGCTTTCTTTCCGCTGTCTGTGAGGTTGCCGTTTGCGTCGAGTCCGGCGAGGTTGCCGGAGGTCGCCCCGGATACCTTGTCCGCCTTTCCGCTGTGCGTGTGGTCGTTTGCGGCGAAGTCTCCGGCCTTTTTCCCGCTGTCCGTGAGGTTGCCGTTTGCGTCAAGTGCGGCGAAGTTGCCGGAGGTTGCCCCGGATACCTTGTCCGCCTTTCCGCTGTGCGTGTGGTCGTTCGCGGCGAAATCTCCGGCCTTTTTCCCGCTGTCGGTGAGGTTGCCGTTTGCGTCAAGCCCGGCGAAGTTGCCGGAGGTCGCAGAGGTCGGCTTTTCCGCCTTTCCCTCGTTCAGCCGTTTAATGTTTTCCTGTAATGCGGTTTGGTCTGCCGCCGTGAAATACCGACCGATAACGTCGCCCGCCGACCATGCGCGGGCGGTCGTTCCGTTCTGCGCCCGTACAACGGTCAGCGCGTTACCGTTCTTTGCGGTCATTAGCACCGTTTCCGCCGCTCCGCCGTCTGCTCCAATCGTGAGCAAGTTCGGCGCGTCCGGCAATACGGAACCGTCGACGACGTTTACGGTCGTCCCCGCCGCCGTCAGAGCCCCGGATAGAGAAGTCTCCGGGGAGTTCGCTTGCGCCTGGTACATTGTCAAGAGTTCGGACATTTCTATACCTCCTCGTTAATAATCCCCGCCGCCGCGAGAATTGCAAAATGTTTGAGAGAATACCGCGCCCACGATACGGCTCATTGTGTCCGGGAGGATTTCGACCGTATGCCATGTGTTGCGGAGGATTTTCCCGCTATCGTCTTTCGAGAGATAGTCCACGATGTTAATATCGCTGTATTGCTCCGGGGTCGGTATCTGTGTCCCGTCGACCTTGATAGTCGCCGAGGACGCTCTCTTTCCCTCGTAGATACCAAACTCGAGGGCGTGAGTGTGGTCTTGTACTGTGTGCGTGTGATTGCTTACCGTGTGCGTATGCGCCGGGACGGAGTGCGTATGCGAGCTTACTCTATGCGTGTGTGCCGAAATCTCGTGCGTGTGCTCCGGGTGGATATGCGCCCCGGACGGAACCCAATCATAATACCCGGTTACTTTTAGCTCGCTGTCGCATACCGCGAGCTTTGCGCCTTTCGGGATAGCGTGATTATGTACGGCCTGTCCGTCTGTCTCGCTCGGGAGGATATTCGAGCTTTTTAACGACGTTCCGCTCGATGTTTGGCCTCCGCCCGCGCTGGTGGTCGAGCCACCGCCGGAGGATGTCGTCGAGCCACCGCCGGAGCTCGTCGTCTGTCCGCCGCCGCTCGATGTGGTTTGACCGCCGCCACCGCCTACGGCTTTCTCGAACGCACGAAACGCCTCAAACTGAATATTGAGGAGCATTTTGTTAATACGCACCACGTCGGCGGAAATATAGAGTTTTAGTGTCGCCGGGTGGTCTGCGTCTGCGTTATCGGAGAAATTGTAAATCTGCTGATTTGTCGCGCCCTGTGCGTACGTTTCGCCGATAAGAGCGCGGTTTTGCAAGTCGGAAATGCTCCCGGCTATATCTTGCGTCTTGTTGGCAATGGTAACGGTCACGCTCCCGGGGTCGCCCTCGGTATCGCCTTTTTCAACGTGTACGATACGGGTGCGGAGGTTTACTCCGTCCGCCGTGTCGACGACGCGGACGATTTCGCCCGGCCTAAATCTCGAGAAATGGTCGCCCGTCAGACGGTGGAGGTCGATAGCCCCGATTTCGTACGAGACGTACGGGTCTTTGAGCTCCGCGAGGATTTGCTCGGCGTATGCCTTGAGGTTTTCCTCCCGCTCGTACCTCGTGTCTACGAGTACGGTAGAGCGGAGGCCGTGCGCCTCGATAGAGATAGCGTCCTCGACGTATGGCAATCCGTTATTTACCGCCTTTATGGTTAGCTGATTGACACCCTCGCCATATCCGAGCGCATAGACGCGATTTGCAATAGCGGTCGCGTCTATGGTCTTTTTTATACTCGTCATGTTCTTTGCGTACCGTATCTCACTCTTTAACTCCTCCGTCGGAGCCGTGAGCGAGATAGTCCACGGATAAACGGTCGTATCCCACGACCAAACGTATTCACCCTCGAAGCACTCCGGCACGGCAAACAGAGCCGCGAGGAGCGTCGAGTTTTCCCAATTATATTCAAAATACCGGGCAAAATCGCAAGCTCCGAGCGTCCAGTTTTTGACCGTCTGCCGGGCGAGAATGTAATTAAGTACGTCGGCGGTTTTGATACCGTATCCGCCGTATTGATGATACTGAAAAAGAATGTCCGAGAGGAGGGTAGCGAGGACGTGCTCGCAGTTGTAAAACCGCGTCGCACCGTCTCCGCGCTCCAAATCCTCACCAATGATAATAAAAAGGTCGATACGCTCGTCTCCGTCGAAAATCTCGACGTAATTCAGCGGGGCGCAATACTGATTTTTCGGGTCGTCCGCCGGGAGCGTAAACGTCGCCGTCCATAGGGAGTTTAGCTCGAGAGAGTATCCGACGGAGATAGCGTTATCGAGGTAGGCGAGGCGTTTCATGTTGCGGTTAAAAATCTGCGGTTTTGCCATTATAACCACCTATCTTTCCACAAGATTTTAACGTCCGCCGTCGTGCCGCCCTCGACGATAATATCGTTTACTCCCGGTTGCAGTTTGAAAAACTCGCTCTCGTCGCTTACGCGGTCTATGATGTTCGCGCCGTTGAGCGTTACGGTCATGTGCTCCGTGTCGATAATGAGTTCGTCCCCGGCGACCATGTTTACGCCCTCGATAACCATAGTAACGGAGCCGTACGTCGAAACGCCCGTACCGCTTGCCGTGGATACCGCCTCGGCGAGTGCCTCGAGGAATAGCGTACGAATGTAGTCGCCAACGCTCCCGCTCTCTGCCGCCGCGATTGCGGACGGCAAGAGAACGCGAACGATAACGCCGCTCGAGGTTGCTACCGCCTCGACCGTTCCGTCGAGGTATCGGACGATTTTAACCGCCGCCGAGGTTGCCGTCTCTGCGTTTGCCGTGGCGAGCCACTCGAAAACGAGCGACGTAGTTCGGTTGTACGCCGTTTTGTTGTACGGAGTGCGGTTATACATATCCTCGCCTCCCCGTTACGACAATGTGCAGACGATAGCCCCCGCCGATACCGTGATAGCGTCTCCGTTCAGCACGTTTTTACTCCGGGCGAAAGAGCCGTACCAAAGCAAATTACCGCCGCTCTGCGCGTCATAAATGCCCCAATAGGCCACCGTGCCGAGGTCTGCGGACATTGTGCCGAAATCCACCGCGTCGGCGTTTACTACCTGTTCTTTGCCGGACACGAGGGAGGGAGTTCCGAAAGTGATAATCTTTCGGGCGTATCCGCCGCCGGATACCTCCGTACCCGTTCCGCTTGCGGTCGGGTCGGTCAGAAACAAGGCAAGGTAATACGTCCCGCTCCGCAAAGACGTATTCAAAAGACTTGTAGCGTGTACGTTAGAGAGTGCTCCCATGATGATTTACCTCCGTTTTCTTTAATTCACTTTCAACCGTGTTACGGTCAAAGTCGAGATTGCTCCGCGAGCCGTAATATAGATTAGCCCGTCCGTCTCTTGAGAGCCGGATACGTTAATCGTCTCCGTATGCGGTAGGGATACGGAGCTCGCGGCCTGTTGGTTGTACGATAGAGACTCGGCGAACGGCGAGCACACGAAAGCTACCTCGCAATGCCCCGTAACGACAATTTGCTCGATACTCACGCCGCCGACGACCTTTGCGCTATACGCTTTCTCCGGCTCGTCGTCAAACACGAGCAAGCCCTCTCCGGAAAGCCACTCGGCGACCGCCCGGGCTCTCGTCCGTACGCCTTGATAATGGTAGTTCTCGCCGACGAAAGAGACGGTACACACGATTTCCCGGTTTTCGTACCCGTCCTCTATGTCGTACGTCCCGCTCTTGCCGGGTATCGTGTATTGCGTAACCCTCTTTGCGGGGAGGAGCGTACGGTCTACGCTCTTAAACACAACGCCCATTTCTGCGCTGTGCCTGTTGTTGAATGTAAAACCCAAACTCACGCCATAACTACCCCCTTGCTACGCGTTTTCGTTTTCTGCAAAGAGTAGAGTTCTTTTGCGATTTTCTTAACGTCTGCCTCCTCGCGTACGACCATTTCTCCGATATGGAAATGATTTGTTACGGTCGTCGAGCCGTCGCCGGATACGCTCGAGCCGCGCCCGCTCCCGCTCAAATCTCCGGGAATAGAGGCGGCGACTTGCTGTATCGTCGCCCTCGCCGTAAAGCCCGTCTCAATTTCACCGATAGAGCCCGCAAGCTCGGCGTTTACTTTCGATAGGCCGGACTCGACCTCCGCGAGCATTTCGTCGCTCATGTCTCCGTATGCCTTTATCGCCTTGCCCTTGTTCTGCTCAACGCCTTTAGCCGCGCCCTCGACGTTCATTTCGGATACCCACGCCATTTTTTTAGACGGGGAGGCGATACCGAAGAAATCGCAAATACCGTCCCAAATGGATGAAATCCACCCGGAGACTTTATCCCAAAGCCACCCGGCGAGGGACTGGATACCGTTCCACAAGCCCCGGACGAGGTTTGCGCCGACCTCCGCAAATGCAGATACGCCCTCCGCGAGTGCGCCGACCATGCCCGAGATAATCTCCGGCATTGCCCGCACGAGCTCCACAATGATTTGAGGGAGGTTTGTAATCAGCGAAGTCAAGAGCTTTACGCCCGTCTCAACGATAAGCGGTATATTATCGAGAAGTGTCGATACGACCTTTGTTATAATCTGCGGGAGAGCGTTTACTATCGTCGTAATGATTTGCGGGAGATTGTCGATAAGCGAGGTAATTAGCTCAAATCCCGCCTCGACAATTTCCGGGATATGCGACAAAAGCGTCGTAATAACGGACTCGATGATTTGCGGCAATACCGCGATAATCGTCTCAATGATAAGAGGCAGATTATCCACCAACGCCACGAGCAAGGTTACGCCCGTCTCGATGATTTGCGGGATAGCCTCAAGGAGCGTTGTAATTAGGCTCTCTATCAGAGTCGGGAGAGCCTCGAGAAGTACCGGGATAGCGGCTATCACGCCCTCGGCGAGCCCTGTTACGAGTTGGAGAGCCGCATCTATGAGTAGCGGGATATTTTCCACAAGAGACTGTACTAACTGTGTAATAGCCGCCACCGCCGCCGGGATAAGCGTCGGCAATGCCTCCCCGATACCTTGCACAAGCCCGGCGACAATTTGTACCGCCGCCTCCATCAGTTGAGGCAAGGCTGATATAATCCCCTCGAGGAGCGTCGTAATGATAGATACCGCCGCGTCGTTGAGCGTTGGCACGGCCTCGACGATTGCGCTCGAGATTTCCGGGATAATATCAGCGACTACCGATACAAGTTTCGGTACATTCTTAATTATTCCGTTTGCGAGTCCCTCCACGACCTCGACGGCAAGGTCGATAATGTCCGGCGCATAATCTCCGATTTTATCGACTACACTTTCGAGGGAGTCTCCGACCACCTCCGCCATCTTGCCGATGTCTCCGTCGCAATCGTTTATCGCGTTCGTGAAATTGTTTAGCAGTTCCACGCCGTCGCCCGATAACTGCGTCAAAACAGGGAGGAGAGCCGTACCGAGTGCGTTTTTTGCCGCGTCCGCCCCTACGGATAGGCGGTCGAGGTTATCTTGCAACGCACCGTACGCCGCGAGCGTGTCCTCGCTCAAGATGTACCCGGCGTTCGCCGCCTCCTCCGCGAGCTCTCTCATACGCTCCGAGCCTTGCTCGATAATCGGGTTTAGCTCTTGTGCGGACTTCCCGAGTAGCGTCATTGCGAGCTCGTCCCGCTCCGTCTCGTTTTCCATTTTCCCGAGCGCGTCTATAACCTCCCAATAAACGTCTTGAGAGTCTCTCATACGCCCGCTCGCGTCGGTTACAGATACGCCGAGGCTATCGTATGCCGCTACAACGGATTTGCTCCCGTCGAGGTATGAGCCCATGCTCTTTGTGTTCTTTTGGAGCGATTTTGCTATCGTTTCCGTCGAAACGTCCACAAGGTCGGCGGCATACATATAGCCTTGTAGCGTATCGGTAGCAATTCCCGTTACCGTCGACATGGTTAAAACCTCGTCGGCGTACGCCGCACCCGAAGTCGTCATGTCCACGAGAGCGGAGGTTACTTTTACCGCTCCCGCCGCAAGTGCCGTTACCGCCGCCGCCGTAGCTGTTCCGAGTGCCGCGACCGCCACTTTTACGGCCTTAAACTTTTCCCCGGCTTTTTCCGAGTCGTCTCCGGCCTCTTTTACCTCTTTCCCGTATTCGTCTATGGATTTCGCGCATCCGTCCGAGCTTTCCTCGGCCTCTTTTAAGTAACCGTTATTTTTATCAATCTCCGAGGAGAGCTTGTTTATCTCCGCCTCGGCGTTATTTGCCTGTGTTTGGTAGGAGTTTACGGAGCGTGTTGCAGAGTCGTACCCTTTCTCGGCGGCGGAGAGCCCCTCTTTCGCCTTTTCGAGCTCCTCCGTTAATTTTCTTTGCTCCTCGCTCGTGTCTCCCGTCTCGTTTCCGAGCGCGGCGAGCGCGGCCTCGCAACGCTCTACGTCTCCTTTCGCCGCCGCCACCTTTTCGGCGTATGCGGCTTGCGCCTTTTGTGCTTTCTCGAGCTGGTCGGTTGCCGCCTTGAGCTTTTCTTTCTGTTGCTCGTACATTTTAGAGAGTACGTTTCCCTTTGCCTCGAGCGCGGCGTAGCTGTTTGCCTGTCCCGCGTACTGGCTTTCTACGAGCTTTAATTCCGATTTGAGCGTCCCGAGAGAGGAGTTAATGTTTTTAAGGGACTCTTTGTATTCCTTTTCGCCGTCAATAGCGACTTTCGTCTTGATTTCACGGTTTGCCATTATTCACCCTCCTCGCGCCCCTTTTTACCGTGTGCTATGAGATAGAGCTCCCATAGGTCGAAAACCTCACCTGGAGGCATAAAAAGAGCCTCCCCGGGGGAGACTCCGCACAATGCGGCGATACGGTAATAATCCGCCCGCCTTATGTTGTTTTTTTTTGATTAAGTTCGGCGAGCCCCTCGTCGATTTCATCGTCTCCCGGGCTCGTTACCTCGCGCCCATATCCGAGCGTTACCGCGTTCATAATCGCCCGCTTGAGTTCTACGATTTCAAACGGTCGTACCATGAGAGCGAAATCGTCCTTTTCCGGGATTTTCCCCGGCTCATACCCCAAACGTCGGCGCAATAGCTCGCCACGCTCTGCGAAGATAGCGGCGACCGCGCACGTCTCGGAAAAGCTCTCCCGTGTATCCGGCTCGAGTTTCTCTAACATGAGTTGCGTCCCGCCGTAAATGTCTCGAATTGTAAACATTGCCTCGCCGTCGAATACGAGGTAATACTCAAAGTCTGCGACCTTGACTTTTGCCGCTTTCATGCGTTACCCTCCAATCGCCGAAACGGGAGGCGAGATTTTACCCTCGTCTCCCGTTTCTGTTTTCTTATGCGCCCGCTTTGCCGAGCTTGGTATCGCACCATGCGATAACCGCCGCCTCGTCCGAAAACTCTTTTGTAATGCGCCACGCGCCGGAGTTGCAACGGAACACGGTAAAGGTCGTCGCACTCGTGCCGAACGTGATAGAGGAGCCCTTTGTCGCCGCGCTGTCGTTGCCGAGAATGGCCTTGCACAGAGGCAAGAAAACTCCCTTGAACACGCGTACGCCGTTGCGGATAATCACCTTGTAATAGGCGACACCGCCGCGAGGAGCTACGTCTCCGTCGGAGTCTGTGACCTCGGAGGACTCGTTATCTTTGCTCGCTCCGTGGATTGCGGCGTGTACCTCGTCCGTCTTGTCGTCCGTCTCGAGAGCCAGAGAGCCGGAGGCGAACATATCGACCTTTTCCGCGAGCGCGTCGTCTGCGTAGAGTTCGCCGGAGGCGTTGGTAACGGTGAGGTCGGCCTTTACGAGTTTCCCGATAACGACCACGTCCTCGTAGTTGTAGGTCGGGAGTGCGCCCTCGGGCGTAGTTGCCACGGGCGCGAAAATAGGACGCTTTGCGCCAAACTGTGCCATAGTAAAACCTCCTAAAGATTTTTTGATTTGAGATAATCGTCGTAGACTTTAGCCGCCGCGTCGACCGCCGCGTCTGCTGATTTCTCGTTTGCTGTGTTAATGAATGGTCTTGCGGGCTGTGAGCTTGTCCCGTACTCATTGACAAAAGCGACCTCGGCGGCTCGCCGTTTATTTCCGTCTCTCCGCGTTCCTTTCGGATAAACGTAAATCGCTTTCCCGTCCTTTGTTTGCTTGAGCTTTTTGTCGTATGTAATGCTCTGCGCCGTCTGCCCTGTGCTGTACTTTCCCGAAAGCATAGCTTTCGCTTGTGCCTCTTGCGCCGGAGCGATAACCTCCGCCTCCGCTACAAGCATAGCGAGTACGAGGTCGTCCGGGAGCGTTGCGATTTCTTCAAATCCTCCGATAACGTCCTCGAGCCCGTCCGTTGTGATATTAGCCATCGCCAACGCCTCCCACGATTTCACACTCGAAAACGTGGTGTTGCCCGGTTTTATCAGAGGCCGGAGTAATCGTCGGACGGGTAAATCCCGCCGCCACGAGGCGGCGCGTAATCTCCCGGCGATAGGCGAGCGTATTTTTCTCAACCGTGGCGAACAAATGCGCTTGCACGAGATAACGGTAATGTGTCGCGTCGTCGTCTCCAAAATCCGCCGGGACGGTCGTATAGTTGAAAACGATATACTCGGTCGCGTCTCCCTTGTAAACGCCGTCAGCGGTAGGGAGGAGGCTTTCGAGCGCACCCGTCAAAAGTCGGTTTACGTTCATTCTCCCGCCTCCTCGCTCTCCGGCGTAGCCGTCGGCTCGCGGAACACGGAGCAATTAAGCTCGTAGTATTCCCGCGCCTCGGTGTACGCCCGCTCGACCTTGTATTCTTTGCCCTCATAGGAGAGCCGCTCTTGACCGTTGTAGTCGGCGGCGCGGAGCTTTACAGTAATTGAGAGGTCTACGCCCGCTTGCTTTGCGGAGTAAAACTCGCTCCTCTTTGTGGAGGTAACGTCCGCAAAAACTGTCGTCTCCGTGATAGTCTCCGCCGGAAAACCGTCCGCGTCCATTCCGTCCGTAACGGCCTTGAGCGTTACAACGTCTCGCCAATACATGAGCTCTACACCCCCTCCGCGATATACCTATCCGAAAGCGTGAGGCCGTTTCTCTGCTCTTTGTACGAGGCTCGGTATTTCTCCGAGTCGTCGTTGTCGAGCCCAAACTCGGCCTTTACATAGGTCGAAATCGCTTGCAGGATAAGCGGGTCGCTTTCGTCCTCCGCCTTGCTCTCAAGAACGCCGCCGAGCACAAGGTCGGCTCGGGCGGCGTTAATGAGGTCGGTTATTTCGCTGTCGAGGGCGTTCGAGGAGTTTCTCAAGCGTTGGCGGATAGTTGCGACGTATTCGCTACTAACTGCCATGTTGAGCCCTCCTCATTACGCAGAGGCTTTAGCCAGATGGACGAACGCGCCGAGCCCGGCGGCGGGCTTGCTGTCGAACACGCAGGAGCCGAGGTAGTCAATGCTGTTGGTAGCAAGGCCGGAGTGCTCGCTCTTAACAACGGTAATATTTTGAGAATAGTTACCGATGATGTAAGAGAAGTCGCCGAGATATGCCTCGTTCGCGCCGACGGAGCCCGTAAAGTAGACCTCTGCGCCCATAACGTAGTATTTGCCGTTGGCAAACTCGATGAGGTTGTTTTTGCTCTTGTTCATCAGAGGGAAGAAATCGGCGAAGAAAGTCGCCTTTCTCATAGCCCAAATAGCGTTACGCTCGTAGCCGTTGCCGAGCATACCGTACAGAGCGACGACGTTTGCCTCGGTCAGAGCCGCGCCGGAGGCTACGGTAATCTGGTCGGTGCCGTCGGTGTACTTGCCGCTTGCGCCCTTGCCCGCAATAGCCACGCCGCCGGGCTGATTGGAGCCAGTACCCGCGAAAATGTAATACTCGATTTTGCGGGCGATATTCTCGGCGACGACCTCGACGATATAAGCCTCGAAAGCGGACAAGGCCATTTCGGAGGAGGCGCGAGAGGCTTTCACGAGCTTTACGATTTCGTATCCGGTCAGAGAGACGGACTTGAGGGAGTCGCTCGCGGGAGTGATAGCGGCGTTCTCGGTGTGGATAGCCGCGTCTGTATTCACGTCCTCAACCGCAAACTTGAAGTTGCCGGGGACGTGGAAAATTTTGCATTTCTGCAAGATGGGAGCAACCTCGTACATTTTCTTGATAATCTGATTTGCGGTAGTCTCGGGAATGATAGGCAAAGCGGAGTTTGCGGCGGTAGAGTACGCTCTCTTTTCCGCGTCCGTCAGAGGCTTACCCTGCAAGCTCTTGAGCCATGCGGAGCGATACTCGGCGGAGCGATACTCCTCGCCGGGGACGATTTCCTCTCTACGGGTAGCGACGGGGTTTTCGACGACGGTAGAGCCGACGATTTCGCCGGAGTTAAGCATACGCTCGACGGCCTGCCGCTTCTCGAGCTTGCTGTCCTCCTCGTTCAGTTCGCGGAGCTCTTTCTCGAGAGCGTCCATGTCGGCGTTATTGTCCTCGGTAATCAGCTTGCGGATTTCCACCTTTCGGGCGGCGATTTCTGCGCGTCTCTTTTCGATGTTCATAGTAAAACCTCCATAAAATCAAAAATTTGTGTTGTGACTTTGCTTTTGTGTTGCGTTCTTGCGTTAGGTCTTTGCTTTTGCGTTAATATGTCAAAGCTATAAGTTTCTTTCGTCTCCGGGCTTGCTCCAAAGCCGCAAGCTCTTTCGAGTGCTCCTCCTCGAAAAAGCTCCGAGCCGAAATAGACGTGTCATTATAGGCGGGAATGTCCACCGCCGACACGTCGTACAGCTTTTTGACCTTTGTAATCGTGCGGGTATGCGTAACGGAGTCGTAACTCGCCTCGCGTACGGTAAAAGAAAAGGACATTTTATCGACGTACCCGCCGTCGATTTCCTCGTAAAGCTCTCGCCCGGCGGTCGTTCCGCCGAGGTCTGCCGAAATATCGAGCCCTCTCTCCGTGATTGCGAGCGTCAACGTCTTATTACGGAGCCGCGCGACCACTTTCCCGCCGTGGTTGTAATTGAAAATCACGTCGGACATATCGCACTCGTCGAACGCGTGACGGTCGATAACCTCTTTGTACTCGATACCGTCGCACTCGTAGAGCACGGTCGGCGTATCGAATACGACCGCCGTACCCCGGACTCGATACTCCTCCGAGCCCTCGTCTCGAGGCACAAGGCTAAAGCCCTGTACTGCGCGATATTCGCGCCCCTGTTTGATTGCCATAGCGTTATACCTCCTCTTTGCCCGTTCCGCCGCCGTCCGGCTCTGCGGGCGGGTCTGTTTTTGTCGGCTCTGCTGGCGGGTCGCCGCCCTCGTCGCCCGTTTGATACTTGTCCGCGAGCTTTGCGTTTACCATGTTCAGAGTTTGGACTCTGCGGGAGCCCTCCTCGCCTCCGATTGTCGGCATATCGAACATAGTTAGGATTTGGTCGAGCGTTGCCGCGCCGATTTCCGTCAAAAACTTTGCCGCTGTTACCTTTTCCGGCAAGGTTGCAAACTGGACGGAGTTCGCCGCGAATACGATACGGTTTCCGTGTCCGAGCTCCCGCTCCGTGAAAAGTGCATTTGTGAAAGCCTGTGATAGCCTATGGAAAAATGGAGCGATTTCGCCGGAGTAAAAAGCCTGTTCCTGTTGCGGTGTTGCGGTGTTCTGTACGATTTCTTTCGACACGCCGAGATAATCGAAAATCTCCTCTTTGACGTAGGATAGTTGCGTTGACGGGATAGGAGTCGTTTTATCGGAAATAGGCGTGTAATCGTATTTTGCGTCGGTAACGATAACGCCCGCGCCGTTGTTCTCCATTCGGAGGTTGTCCCGGATAAAGTCGTCTCGGCGTTTGTTCAAATCCTCGTTTTTGACCGCGTTCGAGACTTTCAGAATACCCCGGACGACCGCCACGAGCTCGGCAAACTTGCTCATAGACTGATTAAACGTATTCGCCGTCTTGAGTGCCGTACCGATAGGCTCGTTTCCGTCGCCGAAAATATCGTTTTCGAGAAAATGGCGGCGGACGTGGATAATTTTCGAGTATTCGCAAATGTAGGTTTGCCCGGTCGCAAAGCGGAAACGGCAATACATAACGCCCATATACTCGAGGAGCTCGAAGTATTGCGCGTTGATAGGATATATCGCCGTCAAGCGTCCCGTTTCGTCATAGACCGGGTACGCTATGGCGTTATTGAAAACCTTGTATTGCGCCGCGAGCTTGTAATAAAAGTCCGCCGCCGTCATGTACGGATTAGGCTTGTACTGTAAAATGCGGTCGATATAGTCGTTTACCGATACCGTAGTCTCCGGGGATATGCGGACGTGTCGCGGCTGTGCGGTAGACGCACGGCGGGCGAAAGCGTCCACGGCGGCGCGGACTGTGTTAATGTCCCACATATTGCCGGAGTACGGCGTAAAGGTAGACTCCCACGAGCTCAAGAGCTTGTACGCGTGGAAATCCCCGCTCTTTTCGCCCTTGTTCCCGAAAATCGTTTGAAAGAGTCCTCTTTTTGCCATGTTTTCACCCCACCAAATACATATAGTCCTCATAGTCCCGCACATAGATAACCCACGCATTGAGGAGCGATACCATTCCGTCAATACGCCGCTTGTCGGAAATCTTTACGGGCTGAATGTTGTTTACCCCGCTTTTCTTTACGCCTGTATTTGTCAGACACCAAAGCAAAACGGGGTTTTTGTTGTAATTTACTTTCTTATCAGCGAGAGCCGCGCCCATTTCGCGCATAGGTTGACTCCATGTAAACGGCCCCTGTGCTACGGCGCACATATCAAAGCCGTTTGCTTTCATTTCGTCCACCCAATACCCGGCGAGAGCGCGGTCGTATCCGATTTTGAACGCGTCTATTTTGAGCTCGTCCCGCATTTTGCAAAACCACTCCGTAACCGCCGAATAATCTACGCGGGATCCCGGGCAAATCGTGAGAAAGCCCCGCTCCTCCCAAATCTTGTACGGAGCCTCGTTTGTGTTGTGCTCGTCGAGCTGGTCTATTTTCTTTTGCGGTAGGAAATAGTGCTGTAAAACGTAGATTATCGGGTCGTCGGACGACCGCCGTATCATAAGCGAGGCGCACGTTAAGTCGGTCGTTGCCGAGAGGTCGCACCCGCCGACGGCGTAGGTGTTATACACAAGCTCCGTATCGAAAGTGAGCTCGCATACCGCGTCCTCATAGGATAGCCACGAGGCCGCGCCCGTTGCCTTAATGTTAAAATCCTTGCAGAGAACGCCCGGTAAATCTTCCGGGTTTTTCTTGGCTCTCTCGACAAACTCGGCGAGGGTCGTATATTGCTTGATAGCACCGAGGCCGGGGTTTGCCTTTATCCACGCTTGCGGGTCTGTCCACTCCTCCCGAGCGTCGAGCTCGTAGAGGATAGCGAGGAAACGGTCGTCGGTCTGTTTTCCGTCTGCCACGTCGCAAGCATACCCGTATAGATTGTCGAAAACTGACTCTCGCACCGTCCCGCTCGTGGTAATCATAATCACAAGAGGCTGTCGGCGGCTCGAGGTCGATTGCTTCATAACCTCGTATAGATTTCGGTCACGGATAGCGTGTAGCTCGTCGATAATGACGGCGTGAGCGTTGAGGCCGTCGAGCGTGTTCGAGTCGCTCGCCAACGCCTCAAACACGGAGGCCGTCGCCGGAAAATAAATATCATTGCGCCGCTTTTTCAGAATGGCGGAGAGCTCCGGGCTCTGCTTCACCATGTTTACGGCCTCGGTGAGTACCTTTTTCGCTTGGTCTTTCTTTGTTGCGACGCTGTAAATCTCCGCCGCGCCCTCGTAATCCGCCACGAGCATATACAGGGCAAGGGCGGCGAGGAGCGTCGATTTACCGTTTTTTCGTCCAACAAGAAAGAGCGTCTCTCGAAAGCGTCGGTATCCCGTTTCTTTCTCGAGCCACCCGAAAAGAAGTTGTATGTATGCCTTTTGGAAAAGCTCGAGCGTCAGAGACGCGCCGAGCGTTCCTTGTGATTGCTTGCAAAATCTCTCGATAAAAACGATAGGCCGCTCTCCGACCGCCTCGTCGAAGTAGTACGGAGAGCTCTCGTCCGCCTCGTCCATTTCCTCTACGAGTTTTGCGTAGACGGCTTTTACGCGTCTGCTCGTGATTATCTCTCCGCTTGAAATCCGCCCCCAATATTCGCGGACGTAGTTCACTATTTAGCGACCTTTGCGGGCTGTGTAATAAACGACATAAGCTCGTCGCCCGCCGCCTTTTTCGATTTTTCCGGCAATAACCCGACAAGTTGGTTTGTGAGGGCGGAGTACGATTTTATCGTCGTGTTATATGCCTTGAGAGCCGGAGACTCCCGGCGGAGGCGTTGCGCTCCCTGTACGAAATCCTCTATCAAATCGCCGTTGTTAATCTCGTCAGCGAGCCGCTCGAGTGTGACGGAGGTTACGGCAAATTGATTGATAAGCCCCTCGGCAAACTGCTTTTTTTCGGGCGGTAAATCGCGGAAAAGTTTTTTAATTTTCCGCTTTTTTGCCTCGATTTTTTCAGAAATCGGGAGCTCCTCGTATGTCTTTTTTTCTGTCGCCATATAATGTATAAAACCTCCTCCCGCTCGGTGTAACCCCCCCTCATACGCGCGACCCGGGCAGTTCTAAACAGGATTGAGGCGCGGTTACTTGTGGGGGGTTGTTTTGAGGACACCCCGGGGGGAGTGTGGCGCAGAGATTATATTTCCGTCTGCGTCGAACGCGAGGCCGTCGGCAATCGGCGGCGTTCCCTCGTGTATGATTGCGTGGCACGTTCGGCACACTGTCTCGAGATTGTCCTCGTTCAAAGTAATCATAGGGTCGTCGATGTTTCGCGGCGTGAGCTCTTTCTTGTGGTGGACGATAACGCCCGGCTCTCCGCAGTAGACGCATAGCCCCGCGTCCCGCTTGAGGATATACGCCCGCGTCTGCCGCCATGCCGCCGACTCGTAAAACGCTTTTGCAAATGCTCGCATAAGCTGTCCCTCCGTGAGTGTAAAGAGAACGCCTCGCCCCGCTTATCGCGGAGTGAGGCGCACGGCGGCGAGGTTTTCCCTCGACCTCTCTTTACGCCTATAATCTTAACACGAGGAAAAGCAAATTTCTGTTCAAACTTTTTTCAAAAGCTCCGGCGAGGTCAGATGTGCGCCCCCGCACCCGCGCCAAAATACAGGAGCGCGAAGTTTGCGACGGCCTTGTTTCTCAAGTCATATACGGACGTGCGGGACGAGTAGCTCACTCGTTCCGCTATTTCCTCTTTGCTCCTGCGCTCGATGTACCAAAGCCGGAGGATTTCCGCGTCCTCTTTGTCCAGTTGCCCGAGAACGCAGTCGATTTCCTCGATTTTCTCCTCCGTTGCTCTGATTTCCCGCATAGTCTCGGCGAGCTCTACACATTCCGCGAGTGTGTCGTTTACCGCCCTCGTGCTCGTATAAGGCTTTGACATATCAGCCGACGGGTACTCGGACGGCGCGGCGTATCTCAAAATGCGCTCTTTCCTTTTCTCGAGATTTCGTAACGCCGTCTCAAGCATACCGCGAGAGCGGAGAGTATTCTCCGCCGCGTCGAAATAGTTAATCATAGCTCGCCCTCCTCGTGCTGTGCTATCGTTTATGCGCGTTTCCCGCCGTGGCGGTATTCGCGCCCCTTGTTGTACTCGTGCTTTGCTACGAGCACGGCCTCAATATCCACGCCTAAATAGGCGAGGTAGTCGAAAATGCGGATAACCGCGTCGCAGAGCTCGACCGCGAGCCCCTCGGGTTTGCACGAGCCGTCCCCGTGCGGCTTGTCGCACGTCTGCGCGTGTTCGCAAGTAGCCCCGGGAAAGCCGCAACAACCGTAGATAATAGGGTTTCCGTCCCTGTATTCCTCGAGAGCCTCGGAAATCTCCGAATGAATGAGCGCGGCAACCTCGGGAAAACTGCGCTCTCCGCCCTCCCACCAACCATGCGCGACGGCGTTTTCGTGTACGTCTTTCGCAAACTCGTTTACTGTCATTCTTTTTTCCTCCGTTTCCGTTTCGGTTTTATAAATACACCGTCCCGGCGGTAAAACCGGGCGACGATATACCGTCCTCCGTTTATGTCGTTATGCCATGCTCCGGCCTCGGAGAGAAAATAGCCCGGATATAGCTTTTCAAACTCCGCATTGTTCGTCGTGTCCTTTGCGAGCTCGTCCGCCTGTCTGCCGGATATGCGTCCGTCCCTTGTTTTCGGCTCGGGGTCTATGAGGTTTTTCGAGGCGTTCCACGCTTTTTTCCCTACGGGGTCTTTTACGATGTAATGCCCGAGTCCGGCAAGGCCGCTCTCTGTGAATTGCAAGCGGCGGGAGTTGGCATAGCCTAAACCCCATAGGCTTTCGAGCTCGTCTCTGTCCATTCCGCCCGATAGCGTGACGTGATGATGATAGCGACCGTTTTTCGAGCCTCTCTCGGTAACGACTATGTATTTCAGCGGCGGGAGCCCTTGCTTTTTCCTCGCCCTCTGTACGCGGCGAATGAAATTACGCACCAAACGAGCCGCCTCCTCCGGGCTCTCCGGCTGTGTTTCGTATGTCAGATGGATTTCGAGGTCGTCCGGGGTGAAGTTCGCGTGTAGGAGGCGGACGAGCTTTTCCTCTCTGTGCCTCTGATTGAGTTTCTTTTGAGCCTCGGAGGAGGCTCTCCGTTTCCCGCGTCTCCCGGTCTTGCTTATCTGCGAAAAAACAGGGTAGATATAAACGTCGAGATATTCTCCGCAAGCGTACCGCTTTTCTCTGTATGTCGTCCTCATGTGACACCCTCCGGCATGGTCGGTTTGTTACTATTCCATACGAGCCCGAAAAGCGGCTTTCTTTCCGCTTTTTTGCCCTTGCACGTTGTCCCGGAGAGTGATATAATAATAAAGGTATGAGTAATCGACCGTCTTTTCCGGGACGAGTCCCCCGCCGACGCTCTCGCAAAGCGTCGGCGGTTTCTTTTTTTCGTACATAATCAATCCTCCGGCGCATTGTAAAAGAGCTCTACAATGTCCGCCGCGAAATCCCGTATAATTTGCTTTGCGAGGTAATATATAATAGGTAATAGGAGGAGCATAAACTCGCCGCCGACGGCGAAGTATCCCCGCCATGTGAGCGCGTAGCTCTGCGCCTTGATGAGCAAAGCCGCCGTAGCGGTCAGCACGATAAAACGCTCAACCGCCGCGAGGCGGCTTTTCTTTTATGTCTCATTGTTTCGCCTCCGTGTCGTCCTCCGGGATAGGCGTAAAGCAATCGCAACGGAGGACGCGATTTTCCTCGTCTGCGTGTATCGGGCTCGGTATCCTTTTATCCGCTCTCTCGAGACACGCGATACAATAGTCTCCGTCCCGCCGCCGTTTCGGGTCGTGTATTTCTTGAATGTTGTCGCACTTCCGGCAATCAAACTCGTATTTCCATTTCGGCGGGCGTTCTCTGCGCTGTCTCAAGCCTGCACCTCTATCCACGGGCGGATAGAGCTCTCGTCTCCCTCCACTGGGTCGACCGTCGTAATAATAACGCGTGATACAACGTCGCTCGAGGCTCGTCCGTATTCGCCCTCTGTTCTGATTTGGAGCGAGCACTCGTCCGGGTACTGCTCCACAATTTTTCTGAAATCTCCGAGTGTCATACGATACCCTCCCTTGTGGTAGTCCCTCCCCGGCATTGAGCCGAGGAGGGTTTTTAATTCCGAATTTTACAAATCAAAGCCGGGCGCAAAGCCAAACGAGTAGCTCGCGTCGCCGCTGGAGACTGTGCCGCCGGTGTTCACAATCACGAAGCGCGGCGAGTAGCTCGAATTAGGCGAACGGAGCCACCAAATACAAGTACCGTAATCGGGGCGAGATTTCACCCGGTCGCGCTCCTCTTTGAAAATCTCGAGTTGTACGCTGTCGGGCTCGTCTTTCCACCAATCGCCCACTCCGAAAACGTCGGTCTCGGAGGGGAGCCACAAAGTATCAGCGTACTCGTGCTTTTCGCCGTCGACTTCCTCGACCATGTGCCGAGGCTCGAACGCCTCGCGGAGCTCCTCGGGGAAAAGAGGGAGAATATCCTCGAGGACGTGTCTACGAGCCTCGCTCTTGAGGTATCCGCCCGCGTTGGTCGCAGTCTTGTTCATAACCCACGGCTCGCGGAGGCAATCTTTCAGCACGAAGCGGGCGCGACCGTCTCCCACATAGCCGCCGCATACCGCCGTAACCGTTTCGCCGTTGGATAGTTCGATTTCGAGCTCGTCGAACGGTCGGACGAGTCCGGCCTTGATTGCCTCTTTCAGTTCCTTAACGCCGACGGCGGCGGAACGGTGGGAAGTCAGCTTATACGCGCCGGGAGTCGCCCACTCTGCGGGCTCTGCCGCCGCTTCACCCTTGAAAACGACCTCGGGCGCACCCTCGGGAGCTCCGAAAGCCTCAACAAAAGTAACCTCGTCGCCGAGGAGAATTACGCCGCTTTCAATCTGCGCGGCGAGCTTTGCGCGGAGTTCCTCCTCCCGCTCCTCCGGGAGCAACATATTAAGGTCAAATACAAATACGGGTTTATTCATGGTTATTTATCCTCCTCAATAGCACAAAAATAATGACCTCCGATAATAGCGACTATATTGTCATTGTACGGAGCTCCCGAGAAAAATACCGTCTCAACCGGGAGCACATTCTCCGTACTGTATATTGCGGTTTCGACCGCCGCGTACTGTGTCTCTCCCGGCTCTGCCGTCCAGATGTACGGAGCGGGCGAGAATTGCCATACGTCGCCGTATTTCTGAAAAACAACCTCCTCGACCGTATCCGGGAAAAGAGGGGAGAGCATACGGTTTAATACGACCTCGATAACGGCGACCTGTCCCTCGAACGGCTCGCCCCGCGCCTCGTGGTACACAAGGCAAGCGAGCGTATATCTGTCGTCCTCCGAAATCTCGAGGTCTGCATATCTGCTCACGAGCTCGGGAGCTGGCGGCGGAGTTATCGAGATTTTCTCGGATACTGCCGGGAGTGCGTTAATGTATGTCGGCGAGGCCGTCTCTACCGTTGAGACTGGCGGCGAGGTCTGCTCCTGCTTGTCCTCTGCCCGCTCGTGTCCCGCTCGGAGAGCTACGATAAGCACGAGCACGGCGGAAATCGCGGCGAGCGTGATAGCCCGGCGACGGCGGCGGAGTCTCCGGCGGCGTTTCTGCCGCTCCCTCGCCGTCATTTCTCCGCCTCGTCCGCAAGGACGATATACTCACACTCCCGGGCGATTGCCGACCAACGTACGCCCCACTCCCGGGCGGCGGCTGTAACTGCGTCGTGCTTGTTCACGCCGTTTACGGTCGTCTCTCCGTGTTCCGGGTGACGTACGAGGTATAGCTTTGTCGAGCCGCTCGCTTGCGGGTGGTATCCCGCCGGGGCTGTCTTTTTCTTTTTCATTGCAGGATTTCCCCCTCTACGAGTTGAAAACTCTCCCGGAGTGTTACCGTCTCCCGTACGCCTACCTTAAACTCAAGCGTACAGTATCGACCTTTCGGGTGGACATATACCACGCGCCCTGGGATAGCTTTCTCTTTCCCGTTCGCGCCCACGACGGAGAATGTAACGGGCTTGACCGTAGCGCGGTCGCCGAGCCTTATCATTCTACGACCTCCGGCGTATCCTCCGCCTTTTCTCCGTTTCCACCGGAGGCCGGAGGCGCGGGCTTGTCCGCCGCGTTTTTTTCCGCCGCCGCTATCAGCGCGTTTTTAATCATAGCCGCGAGCGGGGAGAGCTTCCCCTCCGCCGTGGTATCCGCTTTCGGCCTGTCCGGGTCTGCCTGTTCGAGAAAACGGCACAAGAGAGCCGCCTGTACGACCTCGCCCACAAAGCCGCCGACTTGTTTTGCGTCGAGCGTCGCCGTTCTCGCCCGGACGGAGAAAACGCCCGTCTTGAAATCAAAGACGACATATGCTTGCTTTCCCTCCGGCGGCTCGATATGTGCCGCCGCGTCTGCGATAACGTCCTCTGGGCTCGGAACGGTGTACCCGTTCTTTTTGAACAAATCCAGTTGCGCCGCGTCAAGAGCGAAAGCCTCTCCGCCGATTTTCTTTGAATACAGTTTTTTCATGGTATGAGCCTCCCTTATTCTCCGTAGTCGCTGATAACCGCGATTTTTGCGAGGGCGGACGTTTGCGCCCATTCCTCGGCGAGCCGCGCGGAGCTCCGCTCAAACTCTTGAGAGAGTGCCGCGAAAGCGTCTCCGTTGTGGTCTTTGACCGCGCTCCACATTTCTTTATGGAGCTTTTCAATGTCCTTGTGCATTTGAGCCGTACGCTCTACACACTCTTTGAGCTCCGCCCACGCCTCCCGGTCGGAGGCAAAGCCGCGCCCGCGCTCCTCCATCGTGCCGGAGACGGCCTCTGTAATTGCCGCCTGTAAATTTCCCATGAGCCTAACCCTCGAGCTTACGCTATCCATTTTTAACCCTCCTCGTTATTTATCATTTTCGGACACCACGCCGGAACGTACGGGATTAGCCGCTCTATGCCGACGATAAATCCCCGGCAACGCCCCGGAGCGAAGCACCGAAAACAGACTTGATTTTTTACCCACGGCTCGGTTACGAGCTGGTCGCACCCGGCGCAAGTGCGCGTAAAGTCTGCGCCCGTCATAGTTCGGCCTCCGCCGCCGATAGTCCTAAATACCAAAGAGGATTATTGCGCTCCGGGCGGTCGCACCCGTCGCAATCCTCCGCCTGGCAGTTATCGCAATATACCCGATGAAAAGCCTCGTCCCACGGAGCCGTTAATACCGGGAGGCGGCGGAGGAAATCCGCCAACGCCTCCGGGCTCTCTGTGATTTTTTCAAATATGCTCATAGTCGCGTTACCTCCTATCGAAAATCGGAAAAGTAACGCCGTCGAACAATTCCGCTCGAAAATGGCACGGTACAAGGTTATACACGTCGTTAAGGCTACTATTTCTGAAAGCCTTATTCATCGTGTCGAGGTTTGCGTTTGTAAATCCACCCGTGAAAGCGGGCTCGTTTGCATACCTCAAAATGTTCTCTCGTACCTCTCGTTTGAAATCTTCCGTCCATCGGATACCGCCGTTTTCCCGCTCCCGGCGTTCCCGCTCTCCTTGAGCGGCGAAAGTCTCCCACGGGAAAAGAACGTGCGATATAAAAACCTCCTGCTTTTTCATGGTATGAGTAACCTCCTTTTTCAGATAGCCGCTTTCCGACGGCCTCTATTTTTGTACGACTGATTTACGCGAGCCTCCGCTACCGCCGCGCTATATTCCGGGCGAAAGCGAGAGTCCGTTTTCCCCGTCTTTCCGCGCTCGAGCTCTCGGTAAATCGTTGCTTGGCACTTTCCGACGCGCTTTGCAATTTCGCAAGGTTTCGCGCCCTCGGCGTACATTGCCTCGATAATCTCCCGCTCCTCGAGCTTGAGACACTCGTATTTCATTGTCTCGCCTCCGTTCTGAATAAAAAAATAAGTGCGTCGGAGCTTATTAGCTCTTTCGCACTTAATGATAAACGGCGCACGCGCAAATGTCAAGTATTTTGTGCGAAAAAGATAGAATAAATTTTTTATAAGCTCATGCCGACCGTTGAAACACGGCCTCGAACATTTGCGCCGAGGACATAAAGCCGAGGATTTCCCGAGGATAGTTGTTTATCCAGAGCTCGACGCGCTTAACCTCCGCCGCCGTCACTTTATCAAAATCCGTGCCTTTCGGAAAGCGTCGGCGTATCATTCTGTTAATATTTTCGTTCGTTCCTCGTTCGCAAGAGCAATACGCATGACAATAATATACCTCCGTCCGCTTTCCGTTCTTTCTCCTCGCGCTTTTCTCGAGGCCGTCAGCGTCGGCAAACTCGGAGCCATTGTCTACGGTTATCGTCTTAAAGACTTTATAGAACGCCGCGCCGTAAAGCCGCTCGAGGCGGTCTAACGCCTGTACGACCGTCTCTGCGCGTCCGTCTTTAATTCGTATAATGATTTCCCGCCGAGTTACCCGCTCGGAGAGCACGAGGAGCCGGGCGCGGGTCTTTTTCTTTCCAACGACCGTATCCATTTCCCAATGTCCCGGCTCTTGGCGGTCGTTAATATGTTCCGGGCGTTGTTCGATACTCTTTCCCGCGTTGGCTCTCTTTTGTTTCTGGCGCACTTTCTTATAGCCCCGCTTTTCCTTTCCTTTTTCCGGGAGGTCTTTATTTGTGAGGTTGAGGAAAACGCCGTCGTCGATATACTTGTAGAGTGTGGCTCTGCAAAAAGTAATCCCGATATATTCGTACTCCTCGGAGCGCAAGAGGGCGCATACTGCCGCCGGTGAGTAATGCTCGTCGATAATCTTGTCCTCGATAAACTGTGCGGCGGCGTGGTTTTTGCCAATCTTGAGCGGCGCACCTTTAGCCGAGAGCCCCTCTTGATAACGAGCCTCGGCAATATCGGGACTATAACGCTCCTCCGTCGTGTAATCGGAGTTCAAATGTTCGTACCTCCCGCGTTTGAGCTCGCGGTATATCGTGCTGACGTGTACGCCGAGCTCGTCCGCTATTCTCTGCGGCTTATACCCGATATTTACCCGAGCCTCTATTTTGAGGCGGTCGCTCCATTGTAACTGTCTGTACTGTTTTCCCATCGTGCGCCCTCCCTAAAGTCAAAAAGAGGGCGGTTTCCCGCCCTCTCGCCGTTACTTCGACAAAAACTCCTCTATCGCTTTTTTGATTATCTGCGCTTGAGGAACACCCTCGGCGGCGCATTTCTCTTTGAAAGCCGCCGCAATCTCTTTCGGCACTCGCGCGGAAATAACGTCGTACACTTTTTCGTTATACCTCTGTTTTACCTCCGAGGAGGTCGTCGTCTTTCTTTTTTCAGCCATTACACCACACCCCCGAGAGTAATCCGTCGCTCTCCTCCAAATACGCCCGGAGCTCCTCAAGCGTCCCGCATAACTCTTTTGATACCTTGACCGCCGCCGAGACTTTTCCCGTCGAGATTTCTATTTTCCACTCGTCCGCAAGCTCCGCCACGGCGTAGCGTTTGCCTTTGATTTCGATATACATATCCGCCCTCCGTTTTTTGAGTCTTGAAATCGGTTTATCTGTCAGTTATAATAGGACTTACGGGAGGGGCGGTTTCCCGCCCGCTCCCCGCCTCGACTTACTTGTCGGGGTTAGCCTTGCTCGGTTTTGGTTTCGTGAGCGTTATCTCGATTTTGACTCGTGCCACCGTGTCGTTATTCTCGAGAGCTCTTGCCAATTCCTGCAAGGCTTTCTCTATGTTATCCATAGTGCCGACCTCCTTTTCTCTCTTGATGGTATTATTATAACATACTGCTTGTAGTATGTCAATATCTTTTTCTGAAAAAGTGCAAAAAAATTAAGCCTCGGCGGATACCCGCCGGGGCTTATTCAATGCCGAGGAGCCAAAGAGGGGACACGCCGAGAACGCGAGCGAAAACGGGTATCTCATAGTCCGGCACAAAGCGCGTACCGATTTCGACGCGGCTTATCGAGTCCCGCTCCATTATCACGCCCTCGACCTGTACCCGTGCCGCTAATTCTGATTGCGAGAGCCGGAGCTTTAGCCGCGCCTCGCGTATGCGCTCGCCGCTGATATTCTTTTTTCCGTTGTAGTCGTATATCTTCAAACGCCCCGCCTCCCTCGTGTTAATGGTCTGCAATTTTCTTGACTTTAACACGCGAATAAGTGATAATTGTGTTAAAGGTCAGCACGACCAAAATAAATTATAGGCGGAGGCTCATACCATGCGGAAACATATTGTTACTTGTGTCAAATGCGGGAGGCAATTCGACACGAACGAGGGAAAAGGTCGGTACTATCCCGGCTCTCGTCGTTACGAGTGCGGTCGCTGTGTCGCGGAGCAAAAGCGAGTACAGAAAGAGCAAAGCAAAGAAAAGGGAGCCGCCGAGCGCGAGCTTAAAACGGGTATGCGGCAATCAAAGCCCGCTATGATTGCGAAGATTGCCGCCGGAGTTCTCTTTTTTCTCTGCTCGTTCTCGTTTCTCGTGCAAGGCGAGCTCGCGCCGTTCGCTTGCGGCCTCGGCGTTGCCGCCGCGCTGATTGCGTGGGGGCTCGTTCCGTATCTGAAAGCAAAAAAGCAAAAGGGGGAGTAATTCCGTGTTTATCACCTTGTCGAAGCGTCTAAAGTCAATGAGCGGTTTTCGGCTCGGAGTCGGACTCCGTATCACAAAAAATAACTGGTGGTATTTTCTTTTTATCCTGCTGTTTGTCGGCTGTTTTTACTTCTGCTGGTGGTGTTTTGTCGGTTGCTGTTGGCTCGTTTATTTTATCTGCTATGCAATCTACAAGCTATATTATTTCATGTTCAAGTACGCGGCTATCGGCATTAAAAAGCTATATTCGTTAATCAAAGAGGCCGCAACGCGTAAAGCCGATAACTGACGCTTAAAGGTGCAAAAAACGGGCGAGGGAAAATCCCCCGCCCGTTTTCCTTATACGTCTTTCAGATTGCCGAGAGCTCCCGCCGCCTCGAGTGCGCGGTAGATAATGCAAGCGACGGCCTCGCGTGTAATCGCCTGTTGCCAACCGTAGTTACCCGCTCCGTCTCCGTTGAAAATGCCCTTTTGCTTGCAGTATTCTGCCGCCTCCCGCGCCCACGCGGAGGGAGTGTCTCCCGTATCGGCGCAAGATGTGAGCTTGTTTCTCGCCTCGTTAATATCCATATCGAAATCCTCCTCGTTTTCAGATAGCCGGGCTTTGAATTTCGCCCATTGTTCATTACCGCTCGTGCCGTAATACTCGTTCATGTCGTCTCCCATGAATGGGCGCGGACACCATTTCCCGGTTACGTCATAGTGCCGGACGACGTTCTCGGGTGGGATACCGTATTTCTCCATGAGAGAACGTGTAAACTCTACGAGATTATCGACAATCTCCGGCGTAAAGTACCAATCCCGCACCGCCGCGCTCGAGGCCGTGGACGGGTCGAGCTTATAAGGCCGTACCTCGATACCGATAGAGTTTCGGTTTCTGCATTTCGGGTGAGTGTACGCGCCGGACGTTCCGCAATGCCACGCGGTATCGGTATCCTCGACGCATTGATAGACGATATTTCCCTCGTCTAAACAGTAATGTGCGGAGGCCTGTCTATCCGCTCCGGCGAAATAGTTTGCGACCGCTTTCGCCGTCCCGAGAGAGCCGAAATAATGGATAACGATATACTCGACCTTGTTCCCGGAGCGGCCTCGTGTGAAGTTTCGGGAGATAATCCGCTTTTCTACCGTGAGAGACATAGCTTTACTCCCCCTTGCTGTTGTTTTCTACCGCGTCGCTGATTTTCTGCGTCTGTGTGCCGAAATAGAACGCGATAACGACCGTGTAGACGGTCATAAACTCTTGGCTCGTCTGCCCGGTAATTGCGAGGTACGCGAATACCCCGGAGAGCAAGAGCGTAACAATGCTCTTGACGCTCAAGAGTGCGGCGAGCCGCTTTGTGATTTTCTCATTCATTGTGCAACCTCCTTTAACAGTCTCGTTTTATTGCCGTGTCGTATGTAATTCCGCCGACCGAGTTCTCGGCTTTGCTCTTGTTGAGCGAGAACGAGAGCACGGTAGCGGTCGCGGCCTGTAAAAATGCAATGAGAGCGGTCAAATACGGGAGGGAGCCCGTGTAGTTGTTTGCGACCGCGATATAGCAGAGGTCAAGCGTTACCATCGTCGAGCGATAGTCGATATAGAGGACGGCAAAAACAATCAGCTTTGAAAAGGATAGATACCCCTTAACAAAGCTCCATACGGAGAGAGTCGCCTTTTTTACGCGTTTTTTCCGCGCCGCCGCGCTCCGCTTTCTCATTTCTGCTACGCCTCGCGTCCGTCATGCTCTCGCCCCTCTATACGGTCGAGTCGATGATGTGCGGACTTTGTAGAGCTTTCCACGGCGGCAAGACGCGAGATAACCTCCGTATTTGTTTTTCTTTGTTCGCGCTGTTCTTGTTTTATTTCGTCCGTATTCGCCTTGATATACCCGATTTCTGTTAAAATCGTACCGTCGTTCTTGCCCTCTGCCTTGCTGTCGCTTTTCGCATTTCGTAAAAAGGCGACGTACCCCAAAACTGCGCCGAGGATAGTACACGCTACCCCGATAATCAAATCTAAAGTCATAGGCTTTTCTCCTGTTCTATGTAGTCGAGTTTTACCGTTTCCTTTCCCGGCAATATCGGACACCCCCGGACGTGGTATATCTCGCCGTCGACGATAACGCCCTCGCCGTCCTCCTCGCCGCACACAAGATAAACGCCCGGCTCGGCGAGCCGTACCCATAAGAGCGACTCCCGGCGGGCGATTATCTCTCCGTCACGTTCGACGGTGTAGACCGCCGCGCTCATTCGACGCGTTCCCAATTCTGCGCGTACTGCTCCGGCGTGTAGACGTTCGCGTCTACGAGGGATTTGTAAAGGTCGTCTCCCCAATAGCCGAGCTCGTCCTTTGCAAACGCAAGGCCGACCGTAATCGTCGTCGGGATAACCCTCACTCCGTTTTTATAGAGCACGTCCTCCCATAGCGTCGGCGCGGCCTCCGGCGTGTTTTCCGCCGTGTCCCACAAGTCGACCGCCGCCCGCTTGAGTGAGCCTTTCCAGTTGATACGCGTCCCGGCGGACACCAACGCGCCGCCGCCCTTTAGAACGGGATAGAGTTCGACGGCGGCGGAGCCGTCCTTATCGTCAAGCCCCGCCCCCGCCGCTTTCTCAATCATTGCCCGGAGCTCCCGGGCTCTCTCTACGGTAATCATTCAGCTACACCCCCTAACAGAATATCAAGCACTTTATCGGACTCGGCAAGCATGAGCGTACCGCTCACGTCCTCGAGTTCACCCATCGGCTCAACGCCGAGGAGTCCGTCCTCGTTCAGCCTGTAAACGAAATCCTCGAGGCGTGTCATTTCCTCGCCCGTCTCCTCGTCGGTAAAGTCGATTGCGGTTTTCACGCAAAAGCCCTCCGCCTCCTCTTTTTCGCACGGGACATAGCACCCGTTTTTATGGAGTTTGATATATACGGCTGTATCGGAGTACCCGACTACCTCTCCGCCGCTCGTGATTTTATGCATTTCCGTTTCCCTCCATTCTCGGCGGCTTTCCGAGCCGCTCCGTGTAGTACGCCGTGAGCTCCGGCGTGTTCATTGTTCGGAGTAGGTTTTTCCAGTACAGATTATCGGCGAGAGGCCATTTCTCCGCCGCGAAATCTTCCGCCGCGTTGAGCTTGCCGGAGAGATAGGCTTTGTAAAGCCTGTCGAGCATAGCTTGACGGTACGCACCCTCGGGCGTGTTAGGCCGGAAATGCTCCCACCCGTTTTCGCTCGTAGCGGCGCAAATGCTCCGACCGTCCGGCGCGTGGAGAAACCCTCCGGCCTCCGTGACTATCGTACCGTGTCGGAGATTAAACTCCCCGCCGATACCTTTCCCTTTGAAACGCTTATAGGCGATATACTCCATAGGCTCAACCTCCCGTAAATAGTTCTCGATAGAGTGTTTCGACACGCTGTGCGGCGTGGTATGAGTGAAAGCGTCTCATGTGTCCGCGCCATGACACGAGGGACGCGGCAACGTCCGCCGCGTCCATTCTCCCGGAGTCCACCCATCGGCGGAAAATCCGCAGTTTGTTCCTCATGTGCCGGATACCCTTATACGTTGCCTTGCGGATAACCTTACCGTTTGCGCCGTATCGAAATCGAACCTTGACGAACGTAAAGCCCCGCGAGAGTTTGATTATCTGTGTCTTTTTCTCGTTGAGCTTTATCCCATGCTCGGCGCAGAGCCGCCGGAGTTCCCGGAGGCATTGCTCGAGCTTTCGTTTTGACGGGCTGATTATGCACCCGTCGTCCATATACCGCGCGTAGCACTTCATACCGAGTACGTCTTTGATATAATGGTCGATTTTGTTCGGCAATGCGAGCGCGGCAATCTGCGAGACTTGACTCCCGAGTCCGAGGCCAACGTCGCCGAAGTTTGAAATAAAATACTTTGAGATAGAGACGAGGCGGTCGTCGATACCGCTCCTCTCAATCTCTGCGAAAATAGGCTCATGCTTTGCCCGGTCGAAGTATTTCGAGAAATCAAACACGAGGACGTAGCCCTCGCGTCCGTATTTCCGATAATGCCGGGCGAGAAATTGCGTAACCCGCTTTACGGCGAAGTCGTAGCCCTTGCCCCGCAAGCTCGCCCCGTTGTCGTAAATGAACGACCGGGAGAGCATAGGTACGAGGCAATAATCGCATAGACAACGCTGTACGACGCGCTCGGAGATATGAACGCTCCGAATGTGTCTCGGCTTTCCACGCTCTACGAGGTCAAACTCGTAAAATCCTCTCGAGCGATACTTTCCGGCGAGTAATTCCTCGTGGGTCTTTGTGATGTTGGCGAGGGAGGAGGCTTTATATCGCTGTGTGCTTGCTTTCCACCCAACGCCGCGGACGGAGGCGCGGTAGCTCTCATAGAGCCGCTCAAACGAGAAAACCGTCTCAAAATCTCCGTACTCACGGAGAGCGGCGGCTTTCTTTTCCGCTCTTGCGGCCTTGCGACGCTGATACCGCGCCTCCCGTCTTTCTGCGCTGTTCATAAAAATAAAATACCTCGTACATTTCTTTCTCGGTGTGTCGTCTAAAATGCGTAACGGTGAGCCATGAAAGCACGGGAGGCACACACCCCGCACCCATGCAAGAAGCGTCCGGCTTGCCGTATCGTGGTATAAGTTTATCCGACCGCCCGGAGACGGTCAGAAAGGTTATATCCCCCTTTTATAAGGGGACTGCTTTTGCTCCTCTCGGAGTTATTCGGTCTGCCCCATAGTGTTATAAAATCCGGGCGCAAAGCCATTCGAGTAGTTCGCGTTGTTGTTGTTGACTGTGCCGTCGGTGTTCACATTCACGAAGTTCGTCGAGTTGCTCGAATTAGGCGAACGGAGCCACCAATTAGCGGCCTATACGGGATATAACCTAATCACTCGGAGCGGCGCGAGCTATCGGCTCTTGTCGCTCCGCTTGATTTTGGATATTTGCGAGAGCTCGTCCGTAATGAGCTTTACCCATTCTTTCAGGACGTTCGGCGGTAATTTCTCGTGGTTTACATTCATATACGCAAGGTCGAGCGTGTCGAGCATGGAGTTATAATAGCCTTGTGCCTTTTCGTATAACTCTTTGCGGTTTTGCTTGTCTCTCTCGTTGTGTATGTAAATCAGATTTGCGGTTTTAATGAGCCGATACGCCTCCCGCGCCGCATTGTATAGCGGGAGCGAGAAATAAAACGTATAGCTTTTCGGTAATATTCTGACGCGGTTATATGTGAATACATAAATCTCGCGGGCAAGGTTGATGTACTCCGCCGGGCTCTCGCCGCGCCTTGATTTCGGTACGGACATTTTCTTTCCTCCTCGCCGACTATGCGCCCATTGAGGGCGCAAGTCTCAAATGCCGAATTATACGCAAAAGCCGGGCGCAAAGCCAGTCGAGTAGCGCGCGTAGCTGTAGTCGACTGTGCCGTCGGTGTTCACATACACGAAGTCCGTCGAGTTGCTCGAACGAGGGGAACGGAGCCACCAATGAGCGGCCTCCCCGGTCGCGCTGTGCTTGTTTTTGATTTTGCTGTTTCCGGCGGAATAATACGCGTACTGCTGTTGTTTGCTCGACTCGTTCGTATTGCCTCTCGCGATAGTTCCGAATACCTCGTACTCTGCGAGGAGGAAAATATCGTCGGTCGTGGCGGTAACTGCGCTCGCCGCCGTGCTATTGCCCGTATTGTCCGTGTATTTGGTAACGGTCTTGAGGACGCTTTTCAGAGCCGCCGGGAGAGCGTTCTTGAACGCCGGGCAAATGGTATTTCTCATGTACGAATTATTCCAACCGCCGGAGTTGGTGTTACTCGTGTTCATGCGGAAAGCCGCGTCGCTACCCGTGTTACCGTATTTGCTGTCGACAAAGCAAATATCGGAGCCGCCGGAGAGCGCAGTCTTTCCGAATTGGAAATGAATACGCCCGGAGCCCTCTACGCCCGAGTTATGGTTAAACCCGATAATAAACGCGTAGTGTGTGCCGGACATAGACAACGCGCCGACCGCGCCGGAGAGGGCTACGGCCTTACGGTCGCCGATACTCCAATAGTTCGCACCCTCGCCCGCGTCGGAAACGGTCTTGATAACGCTCCACTCGTTATTGTTGAGCGTAGAGCTTACGAAAGAGAGCGTCAGCGCATAGGAGGTCGTGCCGGAGGATACGGTAACGGAGCCGCTCACGGTCTGCCCGTTCTTTGTCGCCTCTACGGTATAGGAGCCCGTCTCCGTAACGGTAAATGCCGCCGTACCTGTGCTTGTCTTTGTCTGTACGGTCGCGCCGTCCTTTTTCAGCACGACGGACGCGCCGGAGTCCACGGTAACGGTAATCGTCGCAGAGAAGAACGTCAAAGAGACG